ATGGCTCGTCCGGCTTCCATTCATGAGCGATAGACCAAGACCTATTCCACCCGTTGAATTCTAAAAGGATGTACCCTGTTCCATTGTGAGCCACGGCAAGAAGGACCTCTTTCTCTCCGTCTCGTAGGGTCCCGTGAAAAAGGCCCTTGATTGCTTGGTAAGACGGTTGAGGAAGCTGCTCACCGTACGCAGGTATGTACGGAGCAGGCCCCTTAATGCTTTTTAGGGTGCTGCGAGCAGTCTCCGACATGTTCTGGATTTTATTGGCCAGACTATCCGGAGAGAATATCTTGGTCGTAACGGCCCTTATGCTAAGGAGGCCTGACCGATTTACTGCTCGGCGATCACCCATCTAGTCTTCCGACTTTTTTTCAGATACTTTGGCTGATGCCTTCTTTGAGGAAGTCTTCCGAGCTGCTCGTTTTACCGGAGCCTTTTTCACCGGAGCTGGCTGTTCTTTCTTTTCCTCTACGAGCTCAAGCGCCTTGCATACTTCGCTGCCTTCTTTCACTACCTGCTTGGCGTGACCGAATCGCTGAATCCATCCCGACACGGGGTGGTTGGGTCGCTTGATTGTAGACCAACAAAGAAACTCTTCAACTGATCCATCATCTTTCTTAAGACGGTATACAGCACCGGCCTTTAACTTATTATCTGACATACTCTTCTCCTCTAAGAATTAGGCATGTTCCACCATTGACGATATTGAACACTTGTCCTGTACCCAGGCGTAGCCCTAGAAAGTCTCTTTAACATAGGAACCGCGGCGCTCCTTAGATCACCATACCTCTTTGACAAGGTAATGAGATTCCTCTCATACCGACCCTTTGCGAGACGCATCATATTAATATTTCCTTCTGTTTCATACAGCAACTGAAGAGCGCGGTCAACCAACAGGTCGCAGGCCTCTGCATGAATCAGCGGAACGTCCTGCCCGTCTTTGAGCTCTTTCGGCCTCCGGATGCATCGGATTTCAACCTCAAACCTGTCGTTCGGAACAGGGTACATACTGACAGTTTGATAACCGTGCGTATCGCGAAGCCTGCGGTGATAGTCGGGAATGATGGTGCCGTCATCAATGAAATATCCTTGGTTGTCCCAGTCTACATTTACTTCTGCCAACAAGAAGAATGCATTTGGGATGTCAATCTTTTTAAGCCCTTCAATCCACTGGCCGGGCTCTACGCGCCCAGGATCGGCAGCACCCGTATTCAGTATCTCGTAGTTGGTGAAGTCCGCCGTAACCCTTCTTCGGTAAATCCTCACATGCCATCCGCTAAGTCTAGAATTGACTCGCACAAATCCCTCGTTGAACTGTGGAGGTATAACCCCAGCAAACGGGCCTCCCCCATACCCAGAGGGGCCTGAACCTATTCCCATAAAGCCCTGCATGTATTGAATGTTCGGAAGAGTCAAAACAACAGCAGGGCCGCCCGCTGTGATTGTCGAGCCCTGTTGGTCTGTGTCTGCAGCATTGGTAGAAACGACCTGAACTGAAACCGGAGAAGGGGCGCTCTCGTACAAGGGCTCTCTAAACCGGTTCCTAGAGGCCTGTGAGCGGTTCGCAGCCCCTTTTCTTCCTGTGCCATCTACCCACTCAGCAGACGTTGCTGCGACACCGTACTGTGGATTATTCCAGTTGTATGGGTTGTCGTTCCAAAGCCCCATGCCTTGGTTCTCGAACCAGATGTCTCTTTTGCCCCAAGTGTACGTGATCACGTACTCAAACTTCCCTGCTGGCTCAGGGCCCTTCCATCTTGGGTACTCTGCTGCCGTCCCATCGTATTCCCCAAGCCTAACGCTGCTGCTCAATGCGGCATCCGGGGCGCTGCTCGGTCCCTGTATTTGTATGTGCTTCCTTCGGTATATTACCCTTGGGATTCCTTTGGCGACATCGGTATGCCTGTCAATTAGGTTCTGCCTCTCGGCATCATCCTGTCCAATCACATTCAGCGGCCACGAGTTGTTTGTCTTCCATAGCCTCATTGAGTTTACTTGGATTATGTCGTCTGGGAGTGCGTACTCTCTGGTGTATATCCTATATTTGAATGGGCCAGATCCGTACTGCGACGTATCCCAGGGTCGCCATAACGACAAAACTTTTCCAGTGGCCGGGGTCTGCTTTGGACCAGAAGGGGGAGGCGGGGTTACAGCCCTTCCTGGGTAATTAACATCCCAGACAGTTCTAATAATATTTCTATGCCAGTTCCCGTCCGAGCCCTGTATCTCAATAACCCTGCCGTCCCAGCTCCTATCGGTAGGCCAGTCAATCAGCGTGCCTGACCCTCCAACAGGGTCTTGCTTAACGACCCAAGGGTTAGGCTCAAGCGTAGCCGATGATGAGCCTTCTGGAAAAAACGACGTGCCCGCAGAGTCCCAAGTCAAATCCGGGGCAAAACTAATTTTATTATTATCGTCTGCAATAATGTCTGGCTGAGTTGCCAGCTTCAAAGTGTCTTCAAAAAACAAAAAGGGCGCTTCTAATGAGAGAAGGTTGTATGCCCGGTTGATGAACTTGTCCATTCGGTCGTTGGCACCCTCACTATTTTTAGGCCCGTAGTCCGCCTGCGCGTACATTGCGTTTCGAATGTCTGTCAAGTTCATATATCACCTCATAAAAAAGGGGCGGAGGCCAAAAACCTACCGCCCCTACACTACCACCAAGTAGTCGTAACTTCTATAGTTTCAGTAGAACTGAAACAGCACCGGGGCCACCGCCATCGCTTGAAAGCGCAACGCCGATTGCAGCGGTGGTATCAGCTCCAGCTCCAGTAAGGCCAGATATCGTAGCTCCGACTGCCGCAGACGCGACGATCGGCTCTCCAGCATTCACCGTGCCGTCTCCAACCGCAATAGTAACTCCAGATTTGCAGACAAACCCGTAGCTATTTGTGGCGATAGCGACTTCAGAAACCCCAAGTACATTCATGGCACTCGTTGCCGCTGCAGCAGCGCCTGCACCCTCAAATGGAAGGCCGCCTGCTGCGTTGCGAGTGACTAGCTGCGTCGCTGCGATAGGAGCCCCCGCCTTAATATAGACATAAGTCTTAAGACCATTGTCTCCGTCAGGAGCGACCATTTCAAAGCCAAGAGGGGCTTGAGCGGACGTTGTGACTGTTGTTGGGCTGATTCCAGCCGCTGATGTAAATCCAGACATATTAGCCTCCTATGGTACTGCAGTGCCGGTGACAGCACCGTTTGCACGAAGTTGGTTAGTGTGAATGCCCATGTTCAAGACGATCTCGTAACGGAAGAGGTCCTGCTCAGGAATACGGAAAGGTCCGCGTACTGAGAAGTCGCCCTTAGTTTCGCGATTAGCGTCATGACCCAATGTGTAGGCATGCCAAGTAGCAGTGTTAAGGAAGTAGATAACACCGCTGTTAGCAGGACCAGGGCCGCCGCCTTGGTTCCAAGCCGCGTTAGTAATGTCAATGCTGTCTTCAAGATAGAAGTCTGCATCGAGGAACTTAACGCCCTGACGGATTGCTGATGGAGCACGGTCGCCGTCTTTGGTTGAGTCAGACACAATGCGAACCTGCTCGTCCAAGCTGTCAAGGTAGTTGAGGTAAGATGCCTCATCACCAAGCAGAAGGTCAACAGGTCCCATGGTCTTCATCTGGCGAGAGCAGCGGAAGTAAACTTCACGCATGAAGCTACGACCGTTGTCGGCAGAGAAGTCAGGGGTTGGGAGCGTAGCGTACTGGTTGTACCAGCCATTAGTCGTTCCAGACTCAAGCCCAAAACGAAGATTGGATGCACCAACGCCAACGCCAGATTCCTGTGAATTAACGCCAGTACGAGGAGCGAACTTAATTGCTCCAGATCGAGCAGCACCGTTCGGGCTGTAAGTGGTTGCTCCGTTAAGTGTAACGAAACCACCAACGCCTGGGCCTGTTCCCTGTGCGAACTGCTCTGCAATGCGCTCGTGGAAGTCAGCAAGGGCTAACTCTGGGTAATGTTGGATAATTCGAGCAAGGTCCATTTCGCCGTTGGCTTCTGCAAGGTCCTTACCTGGAACGTCAAACGCATAAATCAAACGAGGTGCGTATGTATCACCGCGTGTTGCGTTTTGGTTCCGGCCACCTGCGATAACTTCAGAACCTGTTACTACTTGAGTAACGGAGCCTGGGCCGCCGGTCACAACCGCAAATTCGCGGAATGGGCCTTTCAGGACGCTTCGGTCCATGTTTCCTTTGTTAATGACACGGTCTAGTACCGGGTGCCATGTTGCAAAAAGTTCAGAGTATGAAGGCATCAGCTCTTGTAGAGCGGTAGCCAACACATCTGGACTGATTCCAGTTCCTACTGTAGGCATTTCTATCTCCTAGCGTTTTTGAGTGCTCTACGAGCCACAATCATTCTTTTGTCATCTAATGATGACTGGTCATTTATACTCATCAACTGTTGATCAGGTGAAGAGCGTGTGGTGGCTCCAGAAGTTATTTTCGCCGCCGGACGAGGCTTAGGCCTTGCCGCTGGACGAGAATGTAACTCTGCCAACCTCAGTGCGTACACGTCTGGGGTCCCTTCGATTTTAGCCTTTAATGCCACCTCTACAGCGTCTCCACTTAGCGACAGCAGCTTAACGGCAACCTCCGGGTCCCAGTCGTTTTCGACAAGTAAACTAAAGGCATCAGACATCTCTTTGTTTTCAAGCAGCTCTGAGTTCTTCTCAAAGAACTTGGATGCGTAGGCCTCAGCCTCCTGATCCATCATCTGCTCAATCTCTTTCTGATACTCTTCATGTTGTTTTTGAAGAGACTCATACTGTGACTGAGACTCCTCCCACTTTGTCTTAAAGTCTGAGATCCGAGGATCTTCCTCGCCGACCATCAGAGCGTCATTTAATCGACGCAACTGGTCAAGCTCTGTCTCAAACTCTGTTACTTTATTAGAATGGATTTCTGATAAGCGGTTCCCAACGGGACGATACATGTCGGGAAGATCATCGATGCCTCCCTCCCAAGCACTGAAGTCGAACTCAGGAAGCTCCGGCGTATCGTCTGCTGCCTCTGCAACAGGTGCCGCTTCACTACTAACCTCATCAGAAGAAGAGGCTGCCTCCGATTCGGAGGAACTTGTGGAATCAATGGCAGAAGAAGAAGAAGATTCAACAGTCGCTTCGGCTGCAGCCCCTTCAGATGCCTGAGTATCGTCTACGCTCATTTCTTTTTACCCTTATTTAGGGCCTTTCTCGCTGATGAAATTCTTATGACGGACAGCTGAGGCATCGCGCCTTTGCTGATACCCATCTCTTTCTCGATATCTTTGAAGTCGGTGGAAGGCCCCTCGTCCTCCTCCTTCTTTACGAGATCGAACCCGTACTTTTTCAACATGCCTTCACACTCTTCAATGCTCTCGCAGTCATTAATCATATAATTAATCATATCTTCGCGAGAATAGTCCTTTTCATCAGACTCTTTAGAGTCATCAGATTCTTCTTCCATTTCAGACTCTTCCATTTCAGATTCGTAGCGCATCATAATCTCCAAAAATCAAATACAATATAACAGACATAAAGTCAATTTGTTCGTTGTTCTGCTTCACGCTTTCGTTTACTAAGCTTTTTAATACGGTCCTCATGATCGCGGAAGCCCTGTTTCTTTGACTTCTTGTCGCAGTGATTGCGAACCTGATCGTAGTGACTTCGCCATTCTGTAGAGTTTTTGTCCACAAACTTAGCTTCAGGGTGATCTTTTTTGTACTGTCGAAACTCTGCATTAGTAGAAAATTTCTTACCAATCTGTCCGAACTCAATCTTTTTGTCAAAAACAGCGCCGACTGTTGTCACAGGGGAAACAATTCTAGAGGCAGGCATGGTGCATTCGGGGCAAAAGGCAGGGTTGTCCACTTGGCTTAGGGGAATTACCGCTTCAACAACGCCACAATCTCCGCTGCACCTTAAGTCATACAATGGCATTATATCTCCAAGTTTCCGCGAAGTTCATTAGGGAGAGTGTTTCCGGCACCGCCAGACTCAACCGGCATAGGGGGAGGCTCAAGGCCTTCAGGCATGCCGCCGGTCGCAATCGTGTCCGCGGGCGGCTGATTTAGTGCCGCGGAAGCAGGAGGAGCACCAGGCATTCCCATAGGCTGAACGGGTTGCGCTTCTGGGTCAGTCATTATCTCACGCATATTAAGAAGGTCCAGCAACTTAGTTGTAAGACGGTTCTTATCAACGGATTCTGACTGCAGTAAAACAGGGAGGAAAGACTGAAGGCTTCTAAGCTGCGCCAACTTATTGTTTTCTGCAGGAGAAAAGGCAATCGCCTCATAGTCGTAGTCATACCCGCCCGCTTCTATGTCGCCCATATTCTCTCGGTTGATAACAATCCTTTCATTAGAATCTGAAAGTCGAATCGGGAGGTCGCTGTCGGGCTCCAAAAACTCTTCGAATAAAGCGATTGTGTTTCTCGCTAATTGAGAGATTACGTCATTAATAGCTTTGATGCGTCGCCCGTTCCTAGTTCGTGTCGCCGAGTCCGCAAGGGCCACCTCGGTAGCCACGTCCGTCACGCCGACAACGCCTCTGGAATATTGTGGGACACCGAGAACGAACTCAATCACTTGCTGGGCACGAGCGCGCATCTTGTCAAAGCTTGGCGTCAGGCCGGGTTGCGGGGTCGATCCAAATAGGTCCCGCAGCGGCACGTCAGCCTTACCTTGAACATTAACTACAGAGCCCGGTTGAGTTGCGTCCCTGATAGCAGTCTGTATAAGCTCAGGATTATCAACCAAACTACTCTGAATAAGTGTAACCGGAATGGATGTTTGGGCATGCCACAACTCCAGTGTATCTAGTTCATTTAGCCGCTGCTGAAGGCTCGATATCAAAGCAATATCAGAAAGCCCTGCCAGGTCCTTCATGTTCTCATTGAACTGCAGCATAACGAAAGGATTGCTTACATAAGAGTACGGGAGGTCGCCCACAAAAAGCGGCTCCTCTGAACCCTCAAGAAGATGATAATACTTACCGTTTTCAAAGTCATAAAACTCATAAACGGTAGCCCAGCTATACACATCTCTTGATGCGTTGTTTACCATGCTCCTGTTGCCAGTCACATCTTTTAGCCAGCTCGGATATCCGCCAAAATTAATTCTGTCGAGAACGCTCTTTGGGTAGTATCCGCCGCGCTTTCCTGGCTTCTTTACCCGCTTTTCAAACTCACCCTTCGTAAGAACCGTGACCTCTACTAGGTATCGGATGTCCTCCCATCGAGTCGCCGACATGTCAAAAAAGACATACCGAGGATCGACAACCATGTACTCAACAGTGTTACGCTTGAAGTTCCAAACGGACTTCATAAAACCGCGACCGCAAATCGACGTTCCGATAGAAAGCTTCCACAAGTCTGCATGAAGCTTTTGACGGTAAAATACATCGTTGATTAGCGCCTCCCGAGCTCTTGCGGACTCAGAATTCTTTCGACGACGCGCACTTACTGTTACCTTCGGGTTTGTAGGGCACACGTTGGCCACCATCGTATCAATATACGCATACGGATAGTTGGTCTCAAAGTTTATCTCGTCATCATCAATGCCCGTCTCGGCAGTGAACGCGCCGGTAGGTGCCGAATAATCCTTCGACCAGTATTCGCCCAAATACCACCTGCGCCATGCATCCCACATCTGGCGCTCTCCGCCTGCTCGTGCCTGGTGCGTCTTTAGTATTCCTTGGAGCTGTTTGTGAGTAAGCGCCATCTAAGATTCCTTTTTTCTGTCTTTTGCGATTTTACCCATATTCTTTGCGAACTGAGCCTGCTTGATGGTCTCAACATCAAAGTCATCCTTATTTGCAAGGACGTGCTTTGCATAAGAACGGGCACACCCAGACCCGTCATCTTTGGTGTAACCGGCCTTCTTTGCCTTAGCGGTAAACTCTCCGACAGTGCCCTTTTTCTCCATCCGCTTATTCGCGTCTTTCAAAAAGTAGTTCTTGGAAATCTCTTCGCGTTTGGTTTTGAGCTTATCCAATTATTTACCCATCATGCCTGCTAGCATTGAAGAAAGCTTCTGGAAACTGGCCTTGTCTCCCATTGACATGGCTTCGTCCATAGCTTCCCGAATGTTGGATTGAATTCTTTCTAGAGTGCTCTGTTCGCCACCTTCTCCCGGCATCATCTCAGACTCTCCGAGGTTAGGCTCTTCAGAAGGATTGCTGTCTCTTTGCATCATATCCTTGAGTTCACTCTGGTTGTACAGTGCACGATCTTCTGGATCTTTTTGCATCATACCCTTAAGCTCACTCTGGCTGTACAGCGCACGATCTTCTGGATCTTTTTGCATCATATCCTTGAGTTCACCTTTGTTGTAGATCGGAGTCTCCTTGCCTACTGCCGGGTCTCCAGAATCTCTTTCAGACATAATGTGACGGACTAAAGAAGGGTCAGAAACGACAGCGGACTGGCCTCCCTGAAGGGTCTTTGACGAATCCGATCCGGTGACGCGAATCTTGCCCGGCGCAAGGATCTCGTAAGAGTACCCCCCACCGCCAGCCCAATTCTGCGGGCCCTTGTCTGCTGAAAGATCGATGTCCACTTCCTCAGACATCACATCNTCTTCAATCATAGGCTGCGGGCTGTTTGCCAGTTTCCTCGCAATCGAATTGCGAGTGTCTTTCATCAAGTCTCCATATTTAGCCATTACACCATCTCCTGTTCTTCGTCTTCGTCAAGACGATCGGTAATTTCTTCCTCTTCCTCACGAGACATCGCTTGCTGCGCTGCCTTTTCGCGAGAACGAAGGTTGGACATAATCTGACTGAGGACTTTACTCCTCATTTCAGCAATACGCTGAGGGTCTGTAGGATCTTGCATTATTTTTTCCTTCGAACGGAACGATATACGCTCCTTCTTCTAGACCGATTACTCGACGCATCCCCAGCCTTTCTATACGACTGTAACTGGTCCCAAGTCAAGTCCTTGAACAAAACAACATTCTCTTCAGACCTTTTTTCTACAGACTTGCTGCGCTGCGGACACCTGCGAGCGGCAACAACAGCCAACTGTAACGCCGATATCTTGTCCCAGTGGTGACGCTGGCGGCGCTTTGTGCCAACCTTGCCGGACAACATCTCCGAAACTACTGATGTCTCTGTTCTTTTATCATGACGGTACGTGCATAACTGCGAAAACGTGTCCTCGTCATTTATAACGAGCTCGTCTGTCAACGCGTCCTGAAGCCAACCAATCATCTCTTCTAACTTTTTCGAGGTACTTGTGAGCCCTGCTTTGTAGGGCTTCTCGTAATACAGGTTTCCGTATCCGGCCTGTTTAGATAATGCGATGGTTGCGGCCCCAACCCCGTTCGACTCAATGACAACTTTTGCTCGGTTGTACTTTTCGGCGACTTCGAGCAGCTTTTTGGTGAAGAGGATGGGCTCGGTATGGTCTGCATAACAAGCAACTTGCGTCCATTCCCCTTCATATACTTTAAGTACTTGGAAAGACGCATGGTCTCGTGCTGCGTGCCCGGCTGGGTCCACTCCGATGACATATATCGCCCCCTCTTCTGGTGCCTCGTACTCCATGTACGATGGAGACCACTTCTCCATTCTCCGGTCTCTATGCTTTTTTAGCAAGTGTTCTCCGAAGATTGCTCGATTATTTGAGATCCAACAGGAGATATCGTCGAATGGATAAAACACGCGAAACAGCGCGGGCTCTCGACGTATTTGTGCATCGGTGTTCATCACAAAACGACGAAATGCCAAGTTCTCACGAGTAAGCCCACGGTCCTGATACTTGTCCATCAACCGAAGCTCCTCGATTGTAAGACGGTCGTCTTTGTTCCAAGCTCTACGGTTAAGCTTGCCGTCCCAGAACGGGAAAAAGGCGTACACCCACCTACCAGAACCGCGCTTCGCATCGTCACACTGGTCGTTCCACCAATCACCAGCATTCAATGGAGTCGATTCAAGCACCATTAGGGAGTGGTTCCGGTTGATCATCGAAGGATAAATCAACGAAAACTGCCCCTCGGGGTCCGACCAGAACGGAAGCTCAGAGCCGTGAAAAGAATCCGGAGATTGGCCAATGCCAACACTTCCAGACTCACCTGATAGAACACGCATCTTACCACCACGAGACGGGTCAAACGACAACTGCCGGACCTCTCTCGTCGCTGAAGTCGGTGTCCTCAACTGCTCGGGCCAACGCGCATGCGTAAAGTGAACGCGACGATGCAAATACTCCGCACGCTCCCTAGTATCCGCAATACATACATGGTCCATCCCTGGCGTATATGCTGTCTTCGCATATGCGGCGAGCTCCGCCGTCAAAGACTTCCCTGCCTGACGATAGCCCAACAACACTAACCACTTTGTCTGACCGTCCGCCGTCTTGGGCGGATTCGAATAATATGACAGTATAGTAGACTGCAATTTGTTCGTAATCTTATGCGGGTCAAACTGAATCGCAGCACCCGTAGACTGGTCCTGTATCTGACCGTACGCCCGCAACAACTGGCTCGCAGTCGGTTTAGACTTAACCGTTGACCGCTTCGTCATACTCCGCCTCCACGGTTGTGTATGACGCCTCCACCGCATCATCCTCGATGGAGGTCAACATCGTCACCAAGTCGGCATAGTCCCCAGAAGTAGATAAAGTCTGAGACTTCTTTGCAGCCAATGATGTCAGCATAATCTCTGCCCAATGTGATGCAGCCTCCGCGGCAACTGGCGGAATGTTACCGGCCAATACCTGAATCATTACCTGCTGAGAAAACCGAACCAATCCATCGTAATCGTTAATCTCATTCTCAGAAAACATCTCAGCTAACTGAAGACGACTCTCCTCCGGAACACGCGTCAACCACTCAACATATGCATCAGGATCAAACTTTCTACGCCCCATTAATCACCTCGGTTCACCAATGATAACATACTTATGAACGGGTCGCCGTCCATCCCTCTTTGGGCACAAGCTAGATTCTACACTAAACCGAAACGTCGTAGACTCAAACGCCTTGGCAATATCTCGACTCAAAACACCCATCGGATTGTCTGATAACTGCTTGAAGAATTTAACCCTTCGCTTCACTGGTACGTCACGCATTGTGATCGGCATCAGATTTGTCCAGTCTAAATTCATTGCCCAAAGCATGTACTGCGGAATCTTTTTTATCTTCTCTACGCCAGAGACCATGTGGTGCAAAACCGACTGCTCGCTAATATCTACAATCCTGGATATCTCATACACTGTTAAACCACAGGCATACGCAATAAGTGTGCTCGTATCATGCCCGTACCAAGCGTCTGCTGGAGTCCGAGACGGAAGAGCATGGGGAAACACGTTCGCTAACTCCCAAGGAGTAGGGATGTTTATGCCAAATGCACGCTCTACCGGGTCCGGCCAGTCCGAAGGGGCCCGGAAACAACGCTCCGACCTAAACCAGTCACGGACGTGAGTCGTACACTCAACCCAAGCAACCAGCTCTGGGTCTATAGAAAACCTGGGCCCAGAATAATGCCATAGCCAATTGCCCTTATATCTCTCCACTAAGGTGACCAAAGAAGCCCTTCGACCACGAGGAAGCGGAATCGTGCGAATCTCGCATGACTCGTGCAACAGGATGTGCAAAAGAGGATCTACAGTGCGCTCTAAAGCCTTACCAGGCACCGCCAATGAACCTAAACACCTGCCAACTGCACAACGCATACATCTTCCATGTGTGGTTTTGTGAATGCTAACATTTGTGGACAGCGAACGCCAAAAAATTGCTCTCGGGTTTGAGGGGGGTGTGTATATATAATATGGGTGGTGGGCGAGAGGGGAAGCCCCTCCGATGGCCAGGCCATTGGAAGCGGCCACGCCCGGTGTGCTCGAAGAGTGCGACTGGCTTGACGTGTGGGCCTTCGCAGCTTGACGCACGTCAAGAGAGAAGGGGGACCCCAGGGGGTGTCCAGTGCAGCCAGCTTGTCTGGCGCAAAGGGAGACCCATTCGGGACCAGCGCGCAGCGCGGGAAGTCCCGCTCACAATAGAGCGAGTATGCGAGCGACCCGAGCGA